CAATTCCACTAAATCCTCTAATTCAACCGACAAATCTATCAGATAATTTTTCTTTATATGTGATTATTTCGTCATCTATTTGTAACAATCCATAATGATTTGGAAAACCTTTCGTATTATTAACATATATTGTATCACTTATGTTTGTAATTGACTGTGTTAAATTTACGGATCCGGAAATTACATCAGGTGTTAGATTATCTAAATGTAAATATTCGGAAATATTATCTGTAATATCTACTATTCCACCTTGGTATTCTTGAGAAATGTAATATTGCTTTAAAAATTCAGAAAACTTTGGATTCTCTTCTAATATGAATTCAGGTATTTGGTTGCTAACAATTTCTTGAATTTTTACCTTAGTTTCAAAATTTGATTGTACCATATTATTTTCTGATTAAACTTCCATTAGAATAACTTGACTGATAATAATCTCTGGTGAATAATACACCAGATGTATTTTCACCTGATGAAATTACATCTTTAATCATATTTATTTTACTTTTTGACACATCTAAAGATAAGTAAAGATCTTTATATGCAATAACATCATTAGATTCTGGATAAGCTTGAATTTCAATCACACCATTTGGCAGTTCAGTTTGAATTATATTAATACTATTCAATCTAATTTCTCCAGTCACATAATCAACTATTCCTGCAGATTTAATTAAAGTAACTGGTAATTCTGAAGGATTTGAAGATAATCTAATCACACTTAAGACACCAGTGAGTTTATCTTTATTTGGTATATCAGTTAAGTAAACAAACTCTTTTTCAGAAGGTATTTTAAATCCTGTTGATTTAATATTTGCCCCTTCTGATTTAACGTGAAATTTATTTCCATAACATAATTCATATTCTGCAAAGTCATTTAATAATACATTTAGATTTCTTCTAATTATAATTTTTGTAATGTTTGAAGTTATTGATACATCATTATTGTCTATTATTTGCAATAATTTACTGTACTTAAATCTACCTCCAAATTTGTTTATATCCAATGAACTAGAATAAGTAACTAACGAATTTTCAATTTTTGTTTTTAATGTTTCTGGACCTGGTGATAAAGATGAATTATAGTAAATTGATGAGTCTAATTCTATATAAAGTACCTTAATATCTATTATTTTTTGATTAATTCCTGTTATTGAATATTGTTTTAATTTTGATAAAATAATTTGCTTATCAAAATCTGATATATAAAGACCATCTTTTGGTTTAATTGATATTGTTACAGATCCATACTCTGGCGGATCTAAATCTTCACCACCTATAGCATTTACTATCTCTGCATTTGGATATATTATATTTTTTATAATTGATTCATAATCATTTGATGTAACAGCTCTGTATTGTGATGAGTACAATCTTGGAGCAAAATATCTGATTGAATCTATAGATTCAATGTCAGAACCATTTTTTGATGTTTGATTTGTAGTTACTGTAACTGTATTTGATGGGGCAATTAGTGCTCCATTAGAATTTTTTATTGAACCAACAAAAGAAAATTCTGATGCATCATTACCATCTCTGCCGTCAGTTACAATATAATGAATAGTAATTGTAGAATTATTTTCTAATTTTTTACCAAAAATGCCATCTCCAAATAAAAGTTCATACTTTTCATCTTTAACTTCCTGAATTAGAAAAATTTCAGATTCACTATTAATTGATATAATGTTGTCAACCAAAGAATACTTTTTACCTAATCCAACATCATCTGGACCTTTTACATAAACTCTAATTGTACTAGTATCAACATATGGGTTTGGTATAATAAATCTTTGATCTAACGAATTATCTACAGTAAATGTATATTTTAAAAATCTACCTTGATAAATTGTTATATTTGAAAAATTTGCTAAATTATTATTTACAGTTCGAGTAATTTCTTCTGGTACAGAAAAAATATAAGAACTATTGTCTATTGATCCAACACAAACCAATTCTGGTTGTAAAGAAACAGTTGGTGTATTGTTTGATATTGGAATATTAAAAGAAACTACTGCTGTAGCACATTTTCTAGATCTTGGTACATATCCAACATTTCTTGCAAGAGAAACAACATTCTCTCTTAAAGTTGCAGAATCTAAGAATACCTCATTTACTGATAAATTTGTATTAAATGCATTAATATAAGTATTATAAGCTAATGTATCGATTAAAACTGAAAAATTAGATCCCTCAAAATCAAAATCAGTAAAATTTGAATTTGCTCTAAGATAATCTTTTATAGATGTCTTTATCTGATCAAAATCTAAATTTGTATATTTAGTAAAAGGCATTTTATCTCGTTGCCTCTAAGATGAAAGTAAACTCTTGTGTTGGAAAGTCCTGTCCAATGATATCGAAAATTACAGTAACTTCTAATTCATTATTATCTATTTCTGAATTTACCAGAACTTTTACATTTTCAACCCTTGGTTCATAAATTGCGATAGAAGTTTTAATCTGATCTTCAATAATTGATAGTGTAGCATAATCAATTAAATCAAATAAACTTGAGCGTACTTGTGAACCAAAATCTGGATTAAAAAATCTTTCTGTTGGTATTGTTTCTACAATATTTCGAATTGATCTTATAATCGCTCTTTCATTCTTTAAAATAGGTAAATCCTTAGTTACTGGATGAGGTTCAAAGGACAAACTAATGTCCTTAAATGATCTAGATATCCTTGTAATTGGATTAATCGCCATTTGAACAGGACTTTTTTCTTCAGTTATTTATGTTTATTTCCAAGAAATTCCATAATTAGGTTCAGTTCCATATTCCCAATCATCATAATCATTGGAATTTCTAATTTTTTGATGCAGTTCAGATTGTTCCTTCAGGTGATGTTGATTTTTTGGAACATCATCGTGCATAATTTCTTGAATCACTTTTGATTTTTGATCTAAACTATTATAATCGGATGTAAGAGAGGTAGTTCCCCACATCTGATACATGTAATCTTTGTCTCTATCAACGGGTAAATTGGACATTTTAGCTCCTGTTTTTTGTAAAAACAGAACTTTTTTGGAAGGAGGTTGCTATCTCCTTACTGATATTTAACGATTTAATTCTCTAATCGTATAATTGTCCGAATTTAAATATTTTAAAAGTTCAAGTGCAATTAATTTTGGATTTCCTTCACCACATGTGTAAACATCGATGGCAAGACATCCATTTTCAGGCCATGTATGGCAAGAAACATGACTTTCTGCGAGTGCAATCACTATTGTACACCCTTGAGGAATGAAACAATGGGAAAAAGTGTTTAAAATCGTCATTTTGGCACGATTTATACCTTTGATCATTGCATTTTGAAGCGATTCTACATCATTAATTGCTTCAAAATTAACATCATACACCTCTAGGAGCAGGTGTCTTCCCATTGAGTACTGTTCCAATTCAGGTTTTGCAAAACAACTTATTTATTTCTATTTTAAGTTTGTAACTTCGTACATGTAATGGTCTGATGTTTCAAGTTTTCGTTTATTTTCAACTGAATAAACGGTCATATCAATTTCATAACCGGGATTTTTATCAATTCTATTGAATGTCCAGGCATTGTCATACCAAATTATTCTATTATTTGGATATGCATAATAATTTCCAGTCTCAACCTTGAATAAATGAGCACATTTATGTTCTGGAGTCTCTGAAAAATTAAGATCTGGAATACCTTTGTTTTCCCAAGACCAATCAAGGGTGAACATATAAGTCCCTAATACCTTTTTTCCATCAGGTCGGATAAGTTCTGCTTGCAATCCAGAAAGACGAGTACGTTTTTGAACATCAATATATGGCGAAAAGCAATCCCAGTACATAATATCTTCAAGTGGTTCAATAGGAGCATCAGATTTCCAGCAAAAAGCGTGAAGAGGACGCCGAGTCCAATTCACGCCATTTTCAAGAAATGCCTCAAATAGAGGAACTCTTTTTTCAATACTTGCAACAGAATGTACGTCACATTTGGTTACTTCACCATGTCCTTTTTGATGATTGAAAAGAAACTCATTACGAATGTAACAAGACCAATCTGGAAGACTATGGTTTAAGTATGCCATTAACCCTTACCTTGACCCCTGTACTTCTTACGTGCCCCATTGCGAGAAGATGCGGCATATTTAGTTCCATCTCCATCTCCTTGACGAGTTTTCTTCGGAGGCCCAGGGTTATAAGAATTGTTCTTGCTCAATCCACCTTTTGCTTTAGTTGCCATAAGACTTAATTCTCCTTAATAATTTCAGTGTTTAATTCGTGAGGTGCAGGAGTTCCTTTTTCATAGAACTCCTGCGCTAAATCTTGCATCACATCCAAATAATCTTCCTCTGAAAGATCGGAATAAATTTTGCGACCATTGCAGTAGATATTATATTTTTCGTGATTACTTGTCATAAACTCAAATAACTCTTGTTTTTTCGTGACCAACGCGAATACGAGGATCGCACCAAATTTCAAATCCTGCTTCTTTTGCATCCAGACAGAATGACACATCTTCGCCACACATGTCTTGGACTTCACCAGATTCGAAGACTTGCATCTTGGGAGCGAACCAAGGATACTTCATTTCGGGATGCTCAAAGACTCCCTTCTTAATCATTAACCAACCAAATCCAGCATAATCGACTGTAAATGGTTTACGACGCTTACTGATACTTTCAATGGTTTCATGATTCATGACACCACCATTGCTTCGGAAGTCATCTTCTTCCATCCAGTGCGCTACGGAAGTTGTATGACCGTCTTCTGTGCAGTACCAACCAGATGCAATGTCCTTATCCATTAGAATCAATTGCCAAAACTTTTCTGTATTGAATACAATATCAGAATCAATCCAAAGTTGCCAATCATAATTTAATTTACCATCCCAGGGAAGCTGATCAGGTCCTCGCAGTACATTCGCTCCTAAACATTTGCATCTTGCAAAGTTTACCATGGATGAATAGTCTTGCGAGATCTGAATACTTGCGCCCGCTTGTACTAAGTCAAAACAGAGTTGAACAAAACTTTTTAGATATGCATATGAAACTCCTCTTCCAGGTAAACAAAAGACAATGGATTTTCCTCTTACCATTTCTTTTGCTAATTCATAATCCCATTCAGGAGTACTACTTGAATTTGCTATTGGTGCTTTTGCTTTTACAGTGAATCCTTTAGCCATAATTGAATGAATTTTACTTCAGTATCATACCAAGTATATAGGTAATTGTCAATGAGATGAATTTAGTACTAATTCTTTTGATCGAATTACTTGTTCAAAAGAAAGGTCGTTCTTTTTAGAGTCGTCTGTAATTGAAAGAAACTCTGAAATCATTTTCCATGTCAAATTAAATTCATCTTCAGTCAATGAATGATAGATGCATTTATTTTTTAAGTATATGTGATAAAGTGTTTCAGTCATTTTCTTTTTCTGAGAGTATAAGTTCGTCTCCATCGACCGTGAATTTAATTTCAGTATCTTCGTACCATTCAAGATCATTCACAATCCACTCTGGTATTATAACATAATAGTCGCCGTTTATTGGATCGACTTGTAGTGGTCTAAAATTTTCTGAGGAATTTTTTTTCATCTAGTGGATTTCATTTTTCATTTTATATAGGCGATTTTATTTTTTGAGTCCATCTATTATTCTCAGATAATTTTTTTCGATATTCATCATCTCTTTCCCAAGAACTCATATTTTCAAATCTTGTTGCCCACTTTAAGTTATTTACTGAATTGTTTTGTTTATTTCTATCTTTATGATCAATTTCTTTTAAATTATTAGGATTAGGTATAAGAGTTTCTGCTATTAACCGATGAGTATAATATTTAATTTGTTTAATAAACTTTCCATTTTCATCTTTTATCGAAATATTTACAGACATGTACCTATCCATTTCTTTTGAACCTCCTCGCGGATTTTGATTAACTTCTCTCAGAACATCTTTTTTTCCTGTGTATCTATTAAATTCTGTCCAAACCTTCCCGTCCTTTGAAACATAATATCCATTGAATTTTGTTGAAAATATTTCCATAATTTAATTTTTTTTTTTTTACTTTGGAGTATTATAGCAAATTTTTACCGGAAAAATTTTTTTATTTGAGTCTTATATTTATCTCTCGATTTCGGTTCGTTGTAGGTTAGGGTAGTTAGCTGTTTTTAAAACGCCCCATGACCCCCACGGGGACGCCATATAAGGCGCGCTTAACTGCCAAACACGAACGCATAAAATATCCTAATCAATCGCAGATAGGGCGGCAGGGTATAAAGAACTGCCGCCCACGAACGTATAACTTAGGAGCGCAATCCTAACGCCAGAGATACAACGTAGGACATTAAAGTAACCTCAACGCCGTAGTCAAACTCACCCGAATCTGTAGGGTAAAATGTAACGTACCATCCACCAGTTCCTGTTATCGTAGGAACCTCACCTTTAGACTCACAATCCGCAGCGTAATTCTCTGCGATTCTTTGAATGTAGGACGCCTTAGATTCCGCGTTAGGTGATCCTAAGCGGTTGATTTGCATCAAAACTTTAACAGTGTCCTCCAAACCAGAGTATTGCCAGTCGATGCTAATTTGGCGGGAAAGTGTGGTGTTCATTGTGAGAATTGCGATGGGAAAGTGTAATTAACCGATGACAAAAGTACAGTCAGGATGATGCGATTCTGACCAGAATACAGCGGGGTGACCTTTACTTTGCAGGTGAGAATTGAGGCGATCAACCTCATCGTCTGCCTGCGATTCTGTCAGGTGAGAGTAATGAACTCTCACAACATTCTCGACTCTAGAGTAGATTGCAAAGGTCATTGTCTTGGTAAGTGAGAAGAATTGGGGCAGAATTGACTGCCCCTAGTTGTAACTTAACC